AAACCACTGCTCCAATCCACGCAATCCACACGTCATCATTGATGTATGCTGTGTACTCGTCCCAAATAATCCACTTTCAAATGACAATCCACTTAAACTCGTAATAATTTTAAAATGTTTATCATACAATAATTCTGATGCATTAACGTCACTCGCATCTAAATACAACAGGCAATGTTCCAACGCATTTAACTTTATTTCTTTTTCACCACCTTTCTCATCTATAATTGTGGTAACTATATTTCCAAACCCGAAATAGTTTGGTATATCCTCACCTTCCAAACATTCTAATAATTTATATCGTAACATCAAAACCTGCAACTCTTTCAGCGTGTGAGTGTCGGCTCCGGACAAGTCCATCGCATTTGCAATATATCGTCCATTTGTCTTTGAATGTTGTTGTAAGTTATCAACCCCACTACCAATTCCTTCACCAATAGCAATTTCGGGAATATATGGTTTGATTTTATTCATCACTGTCAAAGATGGAAAAGAAGATTTTTGTTTGTCGTTATTTACTTGTACTATGTCACGTTGTCTTCTATCAATTTGTGCTCTTGACCCCAATGCGTTTGGTCGAGCTACCCCAATTTCAACTCCTCGTCGTGTAATCTTCGATGAATGTTGTAGTAATTCATTAACATACCTTCCATTTGACATTCTTCGTAAAGTCGGCGATATGGTTAAATCTTCCGTTACTCTTGCCCCTTGAGATCGATTGGTTAAACTTGCGATGAACTCTGCCTCATAATCCTTTGTTCGTTTAGTAGTTAAAGAAGCTTTATATGTTGGTTTAAATTTATCGTCAAAATATTGATTCGCAACTTTAAAGAATAACACTGCTTTTGAAACATCGAATCTATAAGGTATCATTCTACCACGTAGTCGAACCCATTTACATGGTTTAATACCCCAATCTCCAATTCCACTCAACTTTGGTACTCCTGATTTTGCACTGGTCAGAATTTTTGAACTATGATAATACACGCTCGGCGTTGAAATTATTCTTCCAACCATTAATGCTCTACGAAGTGTTTCGGTATTCTTAGCTGCAACTTCAAAGCTTCCTTCAGTTGGTAACCTTTTCAGCAAATTAATTCGCTCATTAATAAACATCATTGTTCCAATCGGTACATCAATTAAGTCGATTACTTCTTCAACACTGTTATCAATCTCTATCACCGTTCTCACTTCACCAGCACCATTAGTCCCTGAATCAGTAAAACTTAACATACCACATAATGGCACTGCTTTTCTCATTGTACGTTCCCACTGACGACATTTTGTTTTATCATTTAATGCGTTATCAAAATAACACCCTCTAAACCAAAATAAACAATTCATTGCCGCATACTCAGCTTCAATTTTGGTTAAATTATTACAAAACTCTTGACATCCGATATTCATCATTGTGATAACTAATGATGGTAACATCGCAATTACCTGCCCAAACCCTTCGCGAATTTTAAAAATACTTCTCTCTTCAACCCACGGAATAACTTTATACTTTTTTAGAATTAAATTGATTACTCTTATTCCCACTAAGTTCCATCCAAATTTTTGTTTTTTTTCCCAGTTACCTACCATTCTATTCTCAGAACTTAAATTCGCCAAACTATCATCGCACGATTCAATTTGACAAATTTGTAAAAAAGTAGCTAACTCCCTTTGTATTTTAGCGAAACGTCCAAACACTTGTTCAGTCTCAATTACGCTGGCTAATGCCTTCTTTACCATAATAACGTTTTTCTCATTTAAACTACCACCTTCAATCAATTCTAGATGTTTCCATTCTTCAAGTTTGTTGAATGTAATACTTGGTGGGTATGACTTCTTCGGTTTTCTTGCTAAATTCATAACTGAGTCAAAATCATATTCGTTCACGTCTATCTCCTTTTCAATAAGTGCGTCTTCAATTAACTTGTTGATTTCTGGTTTATCGAATAAGTATTCGGTTTGATTACATAATTCATTTAACATTTTGACGACATTATCTCCATTTTTAGTAAATAAAACACTAATTTTATTTAACATCTCTATACTTTCGTACTCTAATGGTTGAACTTTACTCCCAATCCTCGCTGTCATTTCAAAAACCCCTGTACGAATTAGTCGTGTAATCTCATAGTCATCTTCAGATGACTTATACATTCTGTCTTAAAGCCAATCACCACGGTTCATATATTCTGTGTTTCAC